TCAAAAACGGCGTCCATTGCGTCCTCGGCAGAATCTTCTGTGAGAGCGGAAAGACCGAGCCCTTTTTTACGCAGGCTCTTGACTTCTTTTCTTTTTAGCGCCCTGATTTTGAACTCTTTTTCCGCAACTGTAATTATAGCCATTATGCATGTGCCTCACTGTTGGTTAATCTAACGACGATCGCGGATGCTTCTGAACCGTTATCGTAAAACGCCTGGAAATTCAGATCCACGAGAAGCCCGTTTGGGCCAGGAATATCCGGCGTGTTTCTCTCGTATCGCAACTCCTGGAGTTCAAGCTCAAAAATTGAAGACGCCGAGGCGGTCACAGTCGCTTTGAGGCTCGTTTCTGTACCGGCAATCGCCTTATCCAGCAAAGTTGTGTCCTCCAGCAAAGTCTTCAGGTTCCCGGAAACAGCGACTATCCCCTCCGGCAGTGCCCCCCGAACACCATCGCTGCCGATCACAAATTGATCAGCGTCAAGACCGAAATCAACCTCAACAGAAAGTTCAGTGGCATTAGAAAGCGTACTCCCACCCTCCAGAACTACCGTTTGGAAATTTTCAACCCGCGCGATTGAAACCGCAGCTGGAGCCGCGTCAAAAGACGAACTTTCGATTGAATCACTCGCGCCGAGAATCGACAGGCTACTGATTAACTCACCGTCACCGCCAAATGACATGCTGAAACCTGACATTTTACAGCCCAGCATCCGCACATATTTGTCGGTCGCAAGATCTGTGAACTGGTACTCTATTGACATGCTCGGCTGCGTATCGCCAATTTTGAATTCATGAACATATGGGTCCGCGCCTGTAGTTCCGGGGGCGCCAAAAGCGCCTTTCAACCAGTACCACATTGCTACAGAATCCGCGGGGATTACAATGTTCCCATTGACATCCCGGTTGCCTGCAAATGGTTGCACCGGATTTCTGGTCCCAGACAACGTAGCCGCAGAATTGAGAGTTTGCGTCCCTTTTAGGTCTGCGGTATTAATGGGGAGAGTAAAACCATCAGTCGCTACAGTCCCGAAAGTGCTCTCAAATCCCATTTGTAAAACACTTGTAACACCCTTTTGTTGTGCCATATTTAACTCCTTATCACGCCATAGGATCGTAACCTATGGTAAGAGGCGCTCTAATGTTATAGAGACCACCGGCCAGAATAAACGGAAACAAATCAACAGTCTCATATTCCAGATTGAAATCCTCAACAACAGCGTTAGCTGGCAGGGATGCCCCCCCAACCGCGCTGATAACATATTGATTCATTTGCTCCAGATTATACACCCCCTGGCCCTGAGATACGTTATCCGCAACCCATGTCCTGGCCTCATCATCATACACGCAGGAAACAATCTCAATACCGCACGCCTCGGAATCCACACCTCGACCGGACGTGTACGAAGTCGGGCGCAAACTCACAAACGGGCAGTTTTCTTCTCCAGGCGCGTCACGTCGATCAAAATTAATGTACACCGTAGCTACTCGGCCATATGTAGAGACACACCATGCTGACAACGTAGCGTCAACAGCTATCGCCTGGGCAATTGCGTCTGTCACCGTGTTAATATTCACCAGATTGGCCTTTCATCTTTTTCGGCTGTAATTTCCCACACATATGGGTCTCCCTTCTCAATTTTTGTGACTGTCCAGGGGGAAGACCCTATTACAACGGTATCCCTATACGCTGGCTCAGCAACATCTGCCACCTGGACAAGCAACGTGGCTGTCGCAACGAGAGCCCCCGTGCCATAAGGCAAGTCATTCAAGTTTTCACCATAAAAAACCAGAGCCGTAATATTCTCGCCGGCATACGTAACAGCCTCGGCGTGCTCTTCTGAGTTGAAAAAAACCGCCAAATCTGACGTTACCTGTGAAAGGAAACCCATATCTATACTCTGTTATACCATCGTTATGTAGCATGCGTTTTGCCACATGCCGTAACCAACATTCCGCCATGCATCCACGCCATACTGATGCGCGTCATTGTCGAACTCGAATTCAGACCCGTACCCCTTCACGCTGAGGCGAACAGGAGTTTCTTCCTGCCTGATGAAAGATTTGATTGAGCCGTCTGTCCTGAAAACAACGAATGAATCGTCCCATGTCAACCTGACATTCGGAACAGCGGAAATCCTGAAATCCTGTTTCAGGGCAGTCAACGCGGTCTGCGAGGCGTCTACCTGTACGCTGGTTGCAACAGCTTGTTTCGCGGCATTGAGCAGAGACATTGGCACCATTACCAGAAAGCTGCTGGCAGTCTCGTTCAACGGCTCGCCCTGATTGTCTTTGAATCCAGCGATGGCCTGAATGCCATTAACAATAGACCACTGCATTTCCTCAACAGATGGCGCGGTGGGGGTTCCGGTTACCTCACACGGTTGCGCTGAAATGTCAACCTCTATATCGTTTGACTGAGATCCGCTGTCTCCCTCAGAATGATCAGTATCAAAGAAATATTGACCGTCATAACAAGCAGTTGACGTTCCGTTGAGGGTCAGGGTTGAAAGCAGACTGGCCCAATGGGCATTGGTTCTGCGCGCCAGATCGGCAATCCGAACCAGAGCCTGACCGGATTTGTCGCGGCGGAGATCTTTTACCAGAATTTCTAATGTCGCCTCAAAATGTTTGTTTTTTATGGTTAGATCGTTTTCAGAAAAACCTTTTGCGTTCCTGCCACCAACCCATTCGCGCATGGCCGGCGCCATACCAAGCCAGGCGTAATCCTCAGACGCCTGATCAGAAGAAAAAAGATTCGACACATCATTTATCCAGCCCGCGCCGGCATCGGCATTCAAGGTCTGGTAAAAAGTACCGATGATCTGTCTCTCTGTTAATTTATTCAGTCCCATTTCATGTCTCCTTATATGTCAGTAGATTATGCTTCTTGAGCCCAGGTTCCAACCAAACGCTCTACCATGGGGCCGTCTGCGTGCCCTAATCGAAGTTGTACGAGATCGCCACGCCGCGCGGTGGCTTTGGTATTAATCAGGTCTTTATTGTCGGCTCCTGCTATATCCGGCCCCATAATTTTATCGGCCGCAGCGGGATCGACATTTACTGCGACAGTCCCATAGGCGCCCTCATTCACAATAAGAACCGAAACCGCGACTGCAGTTGCGGGCAATGTAATTGTTTTTGCGTCAGTATCAACAAAAAAAGCTTTTCCGGTGTCCTGAATGTCCAGTGTCTTGTCAGCGCTCACGGCCTCGCAGGTCCAACCAGCATATGGATCTTCCAGCACACCTGCGTTGAACTCCACGATCGCAACCCCGGCGCTTACAAATCGCCGAACAAAACCGATGAAAACCGCCGAGACTGGTGTGAAACCAAACGCGTTGTCGTCAGTAGCATACACCGGCTGACCAACATCCGTAATCACAGCCCCTGACACAGATAATTTGATTGCCCCTGATTTCACCACCCTAACATTGATTGCCGCCGCAGCCCCGGACGAATTATCAGCCTGAGACTCAGCGAAACCAACGAACTGATCAGCGGAGGTGAGCGGTCGAGCGTGACCAGTAGAACCAACCAGACCAACCGCCCCTCCCTCATAGATTATATCCGATGCGATTACCGGAAACTCGTTCCTGTCGCCGATTTCCATTGTTCTGGCACTATCTGCTGCTAATGTAGTCATTTTTATCCCTCCCGGCCCGTAATCACTCGTGCTAATTTCTGGTTTATTGCAATCTCAGCGGCAACATATACATCAAAATCGTTATCAAACTCGGCCCTGATATCCGCATTTTTCTCCCAATCAGACTTCATCTGCGCTTCAAAAGACAATGGCTGTTTTTCTACGGCTGAAGCAGCCAACACTGGTTCTGGGGCATCCGCATCATGTTGATCCATAATCAAAGCTTTGGCGTCGCGCTCTGCTTTTATAATCGCAGTCGCGGCTTCCGCTCCGGTAGTTTTTCCGTCCATGATCATGGTGTTAATCAAATCCTCATGCCCCGCCAAAGATTGGCTTGCGACAGCCTTAATCCTGGCCTGCTCGCCCTCTTTACCGGCGGCTACCCCGTCCTCATAGGCCGCATTTTTTATCTCAGCAATTACATCTGGATAATCAGAGGCCAGGCTTTTTGCATTTACAGTTTTTTTCTCAGGCATGTCAATGCCCTCCTGTGCTATTGGTTTGGTTTCAAGTTGATTATAAAAAAATTCAGGTACGTTTTTAAATCGGGATAACCGATCATGAAAACTGGCCTGAATTTGAACTTTACCGATAACGCTGTCCGCGAACCCTTTTTCAAGAGCTTCCTGCGCTGTAAACCACGTTTCCTGCGCCATTAAATCAGATAACTCGGTTTCCTCCAGCCCGGTCTTGTTTTGATATGCTGCCAATATCCCCTTTTTGATTTTCGCCAGTAAGCCTGCCATTTTCTCCATATCTTTTGCGTTCCCGGCAGCATAGCCTGACGGGTCGTGGATCATCAGCATTGCGTTCTCAGGCATTATGACCGTTCCCGCCATTGCAATGACAGACGCAATGCTTGCGGCCAGACCATCGATTGTAATCTCAACCTCAGCTTTATGCGCTCTAAGTGCGTTATAAATCGCGTTACCATCGAAAACGTTGCCGCCAGGACTGTTAATGCTCACATTGATTTTGCTAACATCAAGATTTTTTATTTCGTTGACCAAATCCTTAGCGTTCACGCCGTCATCAAAAAAACCGGTGCCAATCTGCTCATAAATCAACAGGTCAGCCGTATCGTCCTGATTGTTTTCAATGCAATACCAATTACGATTCATGTTATTTATTCCTCTTTTATTTGTGGTTCAAGTTGCGCGTCACGCCGCAACGAAACTTCTTTGGCTCGCTGCGGGTGTTTCTGCTCCCAATCTCCGCCGGTCAGGGCAGCCGTCTCTTCACTAAGAGTCGTGATTCCCAAATCCAGACGTTTGGCGGCGGCATCAACCTCTTTTTTCTCATCAATTTGCCCGCGCGCTGGCCCGGTCCACTCACTCGACAGATACGCTTTTTTTATCAGCGGATCATCTGAAAGATATCCTGGTAAAATCAGCCGATTAGACGCAACAGCCTCGTCTATCAACAATTCTAATACTGGTCGGCACAATGCGTCCGCCAGCCATTTCCTGCGCCCCATGAAAAAACGCCATGCCTCCAGCATCGCCGCACGCGCCGCAGAATATGAGGAGGTAAAATGCTTAGTCATCACCTCGAACGGCAACTCCAACGCTGCGCCTATCTGTCGTGAAACAGCGAGCACGAACGGGTCAAATGCGGTATTTGGCCGCCCAGGGTTAGCGATGCTGATATCCTCGTTTGGAGCCAGATCCAATATCGCCCCGGAAGACATTTTATAATCCATATCACTGCTGGTTCCCCCGGTTTCAGTTTGCGGCTGCATAACGTTTAGACCGCCGGAATATTCAGATTTTACAAAAACTGTAAAAAATGAACTGATCACGGCTGCTGAAACCTCTGACTCTGTATATCGGCCTAATTGTTTGAGTTCTTCTATCACAGGGGCCAGGTCCGGCACGCCTCTCGTCTGCCCGACCCTTTTTTTATGGAACAGATGGATTACATTTTTCCGTCCTGAGAGTTTCCCATACGCAGGTATTTTCCTCCATTTAGCTCCTGTAGAATATAGATTCCCTGGATGCCCATCCAACACATGATATTCGACAGGCGCGCCCTGTTTGTTTTTTAATATGCCGCCAGACAACAGCTCTGTGTCAGCCTGATTGTCAGCATTGCAAATCTGGTCCGCCTCAATCGCCTGGAGTTGCAGCCGATACGCCCCTGACCCCGTTAACGGTGTCAAAACGAAAACATCGCCGTTTTCCAAAACAGACCTGAAGCATAGCTCCTGTAAACCTGCAAAGTTTTGCGTTTTTGTGGCGTCACACTCTGTTGAATCGGCCCACAACCGCCATTCTGCCTCAATTTGTTTTTCAATCTCATCCGCGGCGTCTTCCCGCAGACCAAGCACCCTCCGGTCAATTCGTGAACGCAAAACAAGTCCTGTCCCAACAACTGAGGTAGTTTTCGTATTAATTGCGCTGGATGCGATCGTGTTATTCCGAACAAGGTCGCGTGATCTCTCCCTGAGAGTAGGAATGTCCGCCGTAATATCGGTATCGGCATCTCCGCCGGAGGTGACCCACTCAGACAGTGACCGCCTGGAACGACTGGCGCCAGCATAACTCTCCGACATTGCCATGACCAGTCGAGCGCGGGCCCGTGCAACACCTGCGGAGGGGGAAATGTAGGTTACCAGTTTGTCTATGAAATTACGCCGGATTTCAGGAGGCCGTCTCATACGGGGGTGACCCCACGCACAGAAATTCCGCCAGCAGCCTCTCTCGAAGCCAATCGCCGCAACCTCTGTTCCATACTATCCAGATCAGACAAATTAGCGCGGGTGAGCGTCCGCCCATTAATTGTATACGTCTGCGCGCCGGTCATAATAGCTGTAATCGCCGCTTGAACTTCTTCCAATTGCTCTGTATATGTTTTTATCGTCATACCAGGAGGGTAACACGGGTTTTTGAGAAAAAAAGGCAAAGCAGTGAAAAAGAAGGGAAAAGGAGGCAATAAAGACCGCTTAAAATATGATTATTCCGCTTGACACGGTTAATCATGAGACTTTCTTTTTTGTAAGGCGCTTAAAGAAAGAATCAACATTTTCTGTATGCGCGTACCACCGGCCATTGATTTTTGCCGCGGGGAGACCAAGATCGAGAAATGCAGGAAGCGTTTTCTCTGTCAGGTGCATGTAGTCGGCGATGGCCTTTTTTCCAACAAGAAAAGCAGGGTTTCTCATCGTAATCCTCTGCTCCGCACTTTGCGGCGGGGCGCGTTAGGTTGTTGTGGCGACGGGGGCATATTCGGCAGGTTGGGGGCGACCGACGCGGGGCTGTCTTTTTGCACCCAATGTTTCACGCCAAGCACTTCCGCCGCGATCAGGTTGTAGACACTGCAATCCCATCCATGATTAGCCCTGCGACCGATTTGCTGCCAAAGGCCCTTTTCATCGAGATATTCTGAGCACATCTGCAGCGCCCACTCCTGTGTAAGATCCCTGTTCATCCGCCAACTGCCAGGATCATTCACAGGGATTTCGAGCAGGGAAGATAATTTGTTTTTGAAGAATGTTACATCCCCCCTGAGAAGTTGAATTCCACCCGGAATAGGTTTATTTGAGCCAGGATACATATCCAGTTTTGAAAACGCATACGGCTGTTTCATTCTCTGCGACCCCTGGAATGGGACTAACCGACCACGAAAAAGACGCGCAAAATCATAAACCTCACTGGTTCTATGCCCCATAGCATCCTGAACCACAAAATGGACATGATATGCGTCACCGGCCACATCACGATATTCATCCTCAAAAAGCACTTGGGCCAGACCTGAAAAGGTTGTTACAAAACCGGCTCTAATCTGCCAGCTATCCTGAGCCATGCCCCAACCCCAGGCCCGGATTTCGTACCAGAAACCGGTGTCCTGAGTGTCAACCCCAGCGGTGAGACACGATATCTGGGGGGAGGACGGCACCAGCCCAGCTGGTCTGTCATCCCTGAGCCGTAGCATGTCGTCTTCAACTCGTGTCGTTTGATAATCTTTCCACGGTTCTGCCAGCCAGCCATTGATGAAATTCTGGAGGCTCTTTTCATATTTTTCTTTTAGAAATTTTTCTGTAACATCGCCAAACGTCAAAAACGGGGAATACAGGCTATTGAGATGAAACCCCACAGACTCAGGAGGGAAATCAGGCTGTTTCGTCCCAACCCATGCGCCAGAGGTGAGAATGCTCAGCTTATCGCTGTCTTTGATTTGTTTTTCACAACTCTCACAGAGATATTTTGTTGTATTTTTTGCGTGCGAAATGCGAGCGCCGCCCTTCCCCTTCAACTCGAATTTCACACGCTGTTCATTGAAAACCAGAGGCTGCATAACTCCGCAATACGGGCACGGGACATGATAGGTGTATATTTCATCGCATTCCTGCATGGATTTCCAAACCCCAACATCCTCATATGTAGGACTGGAAACATCAACTATTTTCCTAATATCCCAAAAACTTTTCGCGCGCTCCTCAGACAGGGCTAACGGGCTGGCATCTTTTCCAACTCTGGCAGGATATTTATCAATCTCATCCCGCAGAATATTCCTACATGGTTTTTGCGATAACTGTGCGGCAGAGTTCGCGCCAACGAGATAGAGAGGCATACCAGGAAAATGCATTTCAAGAGCTTGAAACAGCTCCTTCGTTTTAGGCGCTTTTTCATGCAGGGAAGGACACGCTGCGATCATCGGTTTTAATCTCGTGCGTGAAACCTGTTTCGCGTCATCCTCACGCGGATAAACCAGCAACGTAGGATACGGCTCCATATCGAGAATGTAGCCCAGAATATTATAGAGACTCTCTGTACCCCCAGCCTGCGTGCCTTTGCAGAAAACAATATGCCGCACTGCGGAATCATTATAGGCATCCATAATGCCGCGCAAATACGGGGTAACGTTGGTGTTCCATGGACCAGGCTGACGTGATGTGCCAGACTGCAAAACTCGCCGTTCATCCGCCCATTCAGACACCAGTAATGACGGCGGCGGCAAAAAAGCAGGTATCTCCTGGGACGAAAAAAGGGCGGCGGGATTGTCACTTTTTTTCTTTCTGCCACTCAAAACTGAAAATTTAATTGCCATGAATGATTATTGAAAGACAAATAAAGGTTGACATTCGGAACTGTTGAACATAAAATGATCTCATGAAAAAAATAAAACCAATCTCATATAAGAAAAAAGCTCAGAATAGAAAAATAAGCATCAGTAAAGAGAACAACGCAAAAGACACCATCGGCAAAATAGAAAAAAACACAGATTGTTTCATCCTGACATATGGACAATTCTCTCTAATCGATGCGTTGATAGCAATATTAGACCAGACCGGGCCAGCGCATGTAGTCATCAGCACCTGGACCGCCGCAGACGCGCATTTAGAACGTTCAGCACAACTGCTTGAATCCGCTGACATTTTGTCATTAAAAATGATTGTCGATATTTCCTTCAAAGCCAGGCAGCCCAAATACCACGCACATATGCTCAATCTATTCGGAAACGACTGCATTCGAGCCATAAAAACACACGCTAAATTTATGTTGATCCGAAACGAAGCCTGGGACGTGGTATGCCGCACATCAATGAATTTGAACGGAAACCCACGACTCGAAAACATTGAAATATCGGAAAGTAAAAGTTTTGCCGATTTTTTCCAAAAAGTCACAGATGCCGTTTTTGAAGAAGTGCCTCCAGACCAACGCAAAAACGACATGCTGAAACTACGCCAACTGGAAGAGGCCCAACCATATCAATTAGTGCAAGCCAACCACAGAAAAAGGAGCTCACTCAATGAACCAGAAATCTCGCACGTTATCAAGCGATTATCAAAAAGTCGTGGCGCAGGTTGACGACTCTACCCCTGAAGGAATTATCGACGCAATAGTAACACAAATAGCGCGCGCAAGAGAAGCAAAAAACAGGATTGAGACCGAGGGCCTTGTGGTCAGAGACATGCGTGGCAGCGTCATTGCACACCCAGCTATCCAGATCGAAATAGCCGCAAACAAAATTATTTGTGATTTGCTGGCAAAGCACAAAGCATTGTTCGATTAACTATCAATTTCGATAGTTCTGCTATAATCCGTCATCCACCGCCGGACCTCGTTATCAGTGATTTCCGCGACCTGCTTCATATCAACCATACATTGCGCGGCAATCTCATGCGCTATTCGCCTGGACATCATCAGCATTTGCCCCCGCAGCTCATAAGCCCTGTCCGTAAAAGCTTTCTCAACATCAGCCTTAGACAACAACATCCCCTTCAATTGCTTAACCAAGACCTCCTCACGATCGGCGCGCGCTTTTCTATATCGAAGATCAGCTTTTTTAATTTCATCTGAAGACACACTTGGCGCCCTGCGACTTTTACCACGCCCGCGATCAGCTAACCATTTCTCGACGTCATCTTTTCGGTATCTCCCATTGGGCATTTGTGTGAGATAGCCACGAGTTACATTATACGACACCATCTGACGAGACACACCATAAATACGAGAAATTTCCTCACAAGAAATCAGTTCACCGCCGGTCTCATCTACATTTTTAGCAATCAGCTCCTGATATGATTTTAACTCCCTGCCGGTTAATTCATCACCAGATTCAATGCGCGTTATATACTCAGACAGCCGCTCTTTTTTAGTTTTCCTTTTTACTTGAACCACCACTTTAACCTTGCTCCATAAGTTACCGAAATGTCAAGCTTATTTTTTTAAGCTGTATGTAAGTTGGTATCGGGCTGAAAATTAACTCTTGATAGTTTGACCGCCACAGTACCTACCCGTCAACTGAGAATACAACGTGTTGCCACGTTTGTCAAAAGCTAACAAAAAAAATGAATAATAATCAAAATAAATACAAAAAAAGGTTGACAAACCCAAATCATCTGATATAATGATAATCAACACGGTGGGGATTGACCCACCGAAAAACAGAGAAGGAGGGCAAAAATGGAAAAATATAGAGTAAATTACGGCCCGAATTGTTGCTTCTGCGCGACATTCGAGAGCCTGGCAGAGGCGGAGGAATTTGAAAACTCCGTCTACGAAGAAACCCCAGAATCCCAAACTTGCATTGAGGTTTGGGATTACGACACACAAGAATGGATATTTTAGACCATTCTTGCAGACTGCGACTAACAACAAGCCCCCGGCCAAGAGCCAAGAGCCGAGTGCCGGGGGCAAAAAACAAGAGAGATAAAAAAATGGGAAAAACTCTGTACCACATAACCAACTGAGGGCGAGCCTCGCCCTACTGCCGCCGACGGAACATACAGCGGCAGTTGCGCTGCCATTATCAAAATAACGGCGGAAGGCAATGAAGGCTGGTGGAAAACTAAAAATTCCATCTGCCGGAAACATGGAAGGCCTCGGACATACCACAGCCGAGGCAAAAAAATCAAATGCCGCAGCCTTGGCAGACAAGGGTGGGGCAAATTAACCTGCTCATGGGAATGGGCATAATTAAGGAGGGCAGAAAATGAAAAGCAAAGTAGAAGCTAAGATAGTGATGGGGCAAGCAAAGTGGGATAAACCACATCCCACAATATCTCTGTCCCTCTGGGTACATCCAGAGGAGACAGCACTGCTCGACCTGTTAATCTCGGCAAAGGTGATTGACAGTAAGACTGTTAGTCCCACATATGAACCGGACGGATTCTCGGTTCATTGGTACACACATTTTGAGCCAGATAGCGCCAGAGTTGTTCCTGCTGAGGTTATTGGGAATTTAACTTTAAGGGACAGTGATATCACATAGATATTACTATCCCTTTTTTACTTTAAGTTTCAAAAAACAAGGGGAGACATATGAAATTTCAAAACACAGAAGAAGCGGTCGCCTATGGAAAAAAGGCGACCGCACGGCAAATTAACCGTCTCAGACGCGCCAGGGCAGATTTCCTGACCCAATGTAAGGTCATCGCCCTGGCATCACCGAGAGGGCATGTTTTGGGCCTCGATAGGCGCATGGAGCTGGTGACCTATGCCCAGTTTTGCCGAGAGGCTATTGAAGCCGGAGGGGAGAGAATATGAAATTAGAGACAAAGAGAAGCGAAACTCCCAGGTTGAAAAAATTGAGCGGGGAGTGGCGACCATTCACCGAGCCGCTGGAAGATAGAGAAATCCGCCAACGATTAGACGCGTTAGAGGAAAAAGTCAAACAATTACAACAAAACCAAAAGGAGGTAAAAAAATGAACACAAGTATTTTTCTGGTAGTAATGGCCCTGAGCGGATCCGGTGATATGCAGTTCAAGTATCATCGAATGCCCAGCATGGAAGTGTGTCAGGAATGCGTCAGATCGGCGCAGATCAAAATACCTGACGCGGGAGACTCAACGGAATTCAAATCATCAACGGTCGTCAGTTCGGCCAACAGTCGCAATAGTCGAGAAAATAAAAACAGCCAAACATCTAATCAAACAACGCGACAGAAACAGCAGGCCATTATTGCGATGTACTGCACTACGTCAACAGCGCGTGACAGGGGGGACATGGCATGGTGAGAAAATGAATTGACAACATAAAAAGAGTCTGGTACAGTCGTCCCATTCTGTACCTCCTTTTCTCTGACCCCCTCTCATTTGCCCGGGAGGGGGTTTTTTATTTTGGGTCTCATGGCCCTTTTACACAACAATTATTTCCACAGGATATCTCGCCTCAACCTGCTTCTTGGCTTTCAAAAAAGCCTTAGTTTTCATCCCCTTGACGTCCTCAATCGTAGCAACTCCATCCGCCCAGAAGATCAAAAAATCGGCTCTGTATGTGGTTCCACCCCCCAAATCGAAAAGTGGTTGTCTGAGAAAAAAAACGACCTCCCCAGCCGATTGCATCAAGCATAGCTCATCATACCTCTTGGCCTCTTTTTTTGAGGGGAAGCTGATGCCGTCCCG